TAAGGAGGATATTCCTTCTCAAGTGAAGGGTCTTCGTCAATTAGATTCTGTTTCGTCTGATTGATCGAGTTTAACCAGTCCTTCAATTCCATAATTAAATAGCAGCAATTCTTTTCTTTGTTTTTGTTCTCGCATATATTCACCAACCGACCTCATTGTATATGTAAGGTCAAACTCAGCAGCATTCCAATTCTTAAAACGGTCTTTTACCAATTGGTCTGAGTTATAACTAATAAGTTGGTCCATATTACAAGCATCACAATCAGTAGCAAACTTATCATGATCAAATCCTTTATGCATTGATCCCTTACGCCCATAAAGATTATCCTTAATATCATAAGGAGGATCGAGATACATAAAAGCACCCATTTTTCCGTCCATCAGATAATCATAGGAATAATTCGTTATGCGCCACTTCTCAATCAGTTTAGAATACTCTGGAAGTTTTTCAATTCCTCTCATAGAGAAATTAGAATTAGATGCTTGCTCTGAAAATGAAGAACTCTCCGTGAGACCACTGAAACTGCACTTATTGACAATATAAAACGCACATGCCCGTTCTAAACTATTCTGATGGAAGTCGTTAATGGCAATTTTTGCATCACCAAAAAGTATTCTTGCTTTATCTGGAGTGCTATTTGAGGATTTAAGATTGGTAAGAATATCTTTCATCTCATTACCAAACATCTGGAGTTGCTGCCAAAAGTTTACCAATGGTTCGTATAAATCATTAACCCAAATATCTAAATTGGGATACTTTTTGGTGATATGAATTGCAACACTTCCACCACCAAGAAATGGTTCTCGAAACTCATCATAGTTGCGAAGATCTGGAAAATAGGGATCCATCTTGACGCAAGCACGGGACTTGCCCCCAGGGTATCTCAAGGGTGTTTTAAGAGACTTCATAATCAGCTTTGTGATACTTCAAATACTCAAAAAATGTGAGTTTCATTTCCTTCTGCGTCATACCACAATGTTTTGCGGCAGCAGGAAGAGTCATTTTAGCACGAAAGAGACCTTCATTTGCCTCTTTCACATTCTCAGGAGTTGTCTTGACTGGCATCTCCTTTAAAGATTTGTAATCAATCTTATAAAAACTCATCGGAATTCACACTCCACCATAATTTCGGTCAAACATGCCAACATGTTTATTTCATGGTCTGCTACAAAAGCAGATTGATATTGATACTTTGCAATTACTAAAACAGCAGCAGGAATACTCCTATTTTCCAGTGAAGAATATAAAGAATCATAAATTAAACGAAATAGTGATGTGACATCATTATCCAAATTGGAAACAACCCACTTTCTCACTTCAGCAAAGTTTTTTTCTTTCATACTGTTTATCAAAGCACCTATTGCAACATCCGAAAAGGACGCCAAAATACCAGAATCAATTTTTCCTCCAGTTGCATACCTCTGACACTCATTTAAAACTCTTCTGAAATCTGGAAAGTGCTTTGAAATAATTTCAACAAGTACTTTTTGGTCGTATTCAATTCTCTCTTCATCCAAAATAGTTTGGAGTCTCTTGAAGAATGATCCTGCAAGTTGTGCTTTTTGCTTCCCCTTAATGTTAAAATCGATAACAGCACATCGGGAATGGAGGGGTTCGATAATTTTGTTTTTGTAGTTACAAGTGAAGATGAATCGGCAGTTGTTATAAAATGTCTCAATATTCGCCCGTAATAGGAGTTGAACGTCTGAGGTTGTGTTATCACTCTCATCCACAATAATGACTTTGTGTTTAGAAGATCCCGTAAGTGATACGGTAGAAGCAAAGTTCTTTGCTTGGTTTCGTACAGTATCCAAAAAACGTCCTTCGTCGGATCCGTTGATGACATAATAGTCTGCTCCTAACTCATTACATAATGCTTTTGCAATAGTAGTTTTACCAATACCAGGAGGTCCTGCAAGAAGGAGATTTGGAATCTCACCCTTCTCTACAAACTCCTTAAATGTTTTTTTAGTTTCATCAGGAAGAATACAGTCGTCAATTACTTGAGGACGATATTTCTCCACAAAAAGAAATTCACTAGTCATAATTTATACCCAATCAGGTTTACGATGTGGCAAGCGAATATAATTATCGCACACCCAAGGTTTAGAAGCAATATACATTTTGTATGCAGTAAATGTATCAATTCTTGTATCAAGTTTGTATTCATCAGGCATAGCTCTGACAAATGGTGTGTGATTGCTATAGTTTACATTTGGAAATATCTCATGTGCAGCAAGAAGTGTATGAAAGCAAGTATGAGTTTTTTCATATCTTGCAGCGTATTCTTGGCACAATGCAAATCCATGAACTAACAACCACCGTGCATTTTCTTCAGATTCATTTGCCCATATGGTGCAAGGATGATTGCGAAAGGCACCCTTCTCAGTGGCATAAGGAGTACCGTCTGCCTTGGGAAGAGTGCCGTATCCATGTCCCCACTTATCTGATGCCACGATGGAGAGCATTTGACAGGTCTCTAAGGGCATCTTGACGATATGCTTGTCAGGAAGAACTTGAGCAGATTTTGTGGGGCATGAAGAAGTCACAAAAATATTCATAATAACTATTGCATTTTATCAAAAACAATATTTTTTCAAAACATACTTTACTTCATTTGGTTTATCTTCCATCCAATATGCTTCATGTTCTATTCTTCTCTTTGTGTTGGACAACCTCAGGGAATTATTGAGACTATAAAGTTTATCATCAGAAAGACGCATTTTGTTTAAAGATATACCAAATGGATTAAATCCATTACAATAATGCGCCACATGCACAGATTCATGATATACAGTTTCGTTTATATAAAACTTAACATCATGTCCACTTTTTTTAATATTGTCTGTGCATATTACAAACTTTTTTCTTGAATCTGCATATCCAAAGAACTCTTTATGTTTTTTACACAATTCAATGTTTTCTTTTACTATGTAATTTTTCTTGTAAAGTAAATCAAGGATTTCTCTTGCTTCTGGTGTAAGATATAATAAAAACTCCATCAGCAATTATATGATGAATCAGGTTCTAAAGCAATCCAATATTTCAAATCATACTTAGTATTTGAAAACTCAGAAAGAAGTTTTGATGAAACTACTACATCATATGCTCCAGGAATAATCTTAATATTCTCGACCTTAAAGTTAAAGATAAACTCCTTATCAGTTTCTCCAACTACAATAGAATATTCGTTAGAAGTATCGTTTTTCTTGTCTCTAACAACGAGTTTCACAACTCCAGCCTCACCAATTGCAGAAAGGTCTGGTAGTTGGTATACAGCAGCAGCTTTCACAAGTTTTTCCAAAGACCCACTATCCAATTGAAAACAAACATCTTTAGATGGGAGATCGATTTCCTTATCAGGAGGAGAAACAATTACACTTGGATCTGCAAAGAAATACTTAACCCTACGCTTGCCTTCACGAATCATGAGATATGATTCTTCATCAAAATCGATATCAGGATCTTGATGCAAACTGAGACCATTAAGAAATTGATTCAGATCATAAATGGCAAAATCGCGGGGAAACTGCTCACCAATTTCCGACTCAGCAAGAATATTCTTTGCCATTGAAATTGTGCGGAGTTTGTTTCCAGATTTTACAAGAATCGAGTTATTGATACTTGCAAAGTTTTTAAGAATACCCAGTGTTTTTTCAGAAAGTTTCATAATTATCAGATGGTTTTTTGTGAAGTCCAGAGAAATGGTAGAGGAGAATACAATAGTGGATTGCTTTTAGAATGTCAAGTTTAGACTTTCCATTCTTTTTACCAAATCTTGAGAGATACTTGATTGCATTACTCCTACAAAATGGTTCGGCATCTCCAATACTCTCAATCAGATCGAGAGTCTGTGTTTTTGATTCTTTTGAAGTATAGTGTGATTGATAAGTTCCTGAAAGATAATCACGAATCTCTTTCAATGTTTTATCTTCTTCATACTTCCAGAAGTGAGATGAACTCATGGAGTCAATTGGGTCAATTGGATTTTTTTGTATTTCAATTTGGTCATTACTATTCATAGACATAGTAAACTCATTTACATATTTTTTTTCATCTTCAGGTCCAAACATAATAGTAAAATGGGGAGACATAGTTATCTCCCCCAATTATATCAAATAGAGTTGTATGTGTCAACAGAATCCTCCTTTGGCATCACAAAGTCCGAATCAACTTTATCATACAATTCCAAGAATGCTTGTTTAGTCTCATCATCAAAACGATTCACACAGACTTGAATTGCCTTTGCTTTATCTTGGAAGATGCTATATGCACGGATAATGTGGACAAGACGACGAGTGCTGATGATTTCTTCGATACCACCATCATAGAAGGTTTTACGAATAATGTCCGACCAATCGCAAAGACGCTTACAGAAGTCACGATCTTCCACACCAAGGTCCAGAGCAATACCTTCCAGAATCTTCTGCTCAGTTGCAGGAGTTGGGTAGGACTGCTCAAAGGTCACAGGGAAACGCTCTAGAAACGCTTCGTTGAGCACGTTAGTTCCAATAAACCGACCGTCGTCCGAACCT